ATATTGGTGCCGCCAGCAGCAACGGTGAGGCCAGCATAGATGCGATAACCCGCAGGGATATTGAGCCCGCCAACAGGAACCGCAAGACCGTACACGGTGTTAGCGGTCGTCCCAAGCGCAGTCACAGTAGTTGCAGGCATCGCCACTTCACCCAAGAAAATGTTGTTTCCTGCTGTGGTATTTACAGAACCGTTATTGATCCAAAGGCGAACCAACGTAGCGGACGATGTTCCCGAAGCAGTTGCGCCGTTGGTAGACGCAAACTTAATTTGTATCTGGTCAATGCGAGACCCGTTTGCGCCTGCCGTGTAGCAGAGCGCCATTGCAGTGCCCGCCGCCATCGTGCCATCAAAGGCAGTGGTGTTAGTCATCGCGGTTGAGATAATCGCATTCAGCGCGCCTACGTTGGCGGTCTGGGCGAAAATTGGGGTTGCTGTAACAGCCATTAGAAGCCTCCGAAGTAATCGGCCAAGAAGATATTGTTACCAGCCGCAGAGCCGCCGCCACTCCCCGCAGGCCCTGTTGGGCCAGTGGGGCCTGCTACTGTTGATGCCGCACCGGTTGGGCCTGTAGGGCCAGTTGGCCCCGCTACAGTAGAAGACGCACCTGTTGGGCCGGTGGGGCCAGTAGGACCTGCCACGCTGGAAGCAGCCCCTGTCGGTCCAGTGGGGCCAGTTGGCCCCGTAATTCCCTGCGCGCCCGTAGGTCCGGTGGGACCAGTCGGCCCAGCAACAGAGGATGCGGCACCGGTTGGCCCAGTTGGACCCGTGGGACCAGCAACAGTAGAAGCGGCACCAGTAGGGCCGGTCGGACCCGTAGGACCAGCGGGGCCGGAAGCGCCGTTGATGTTAGTCGTCCATGACGAGAACGTGCCAAGACCCATTATGAAGGTGATGTCCATCACCAACGCGCCAGTCCCAGAGTTGTAGGACGTGACAGTGCCAATCATGTAATTGGACGAACTATTGGCAACGATTAGCTGCTGCGCGGCGGTATACGACAAGCCCGTGCCAACCGTCAGGGACTGAGCCCCCAAGCCGATTGTAAGGGGCGTTGTACTCGTTGAATTATAAATGCCACCCGGAAGGCCGGTCGGGCCAGTGGGTCCAGTGGGACCAGTAACGGACACACCTGTGGGGCCAGTAGGGCCGGTAGGACCAGCCACGCTTGAGGCAGCGCCAGTTGGGCCTGTTGGCCCTGTGGGGCCAGTTGGCCCCGCAACGGTAGAAGCTGCACCGGTAGGGCCAGTAGGGCCAGTTGGTCCCGTGGGGCCTGCTACTGTTGAGGCCGCACCCGTAGGGCCAGTCGGACCAGTCGGGCCTGTCGGGCCAGCGACCGTAGATGCAGCACCAGTAGCCCCGGTGGGGCCAGTAGGGCCGAACCCCGTTGGTCCGGTAGGGCCAGTTGGACCTGTGGGGCCAGTCGCACCAATCCCGGTCGCGCCCGTAGGCCCGGTCGGGCCGGTGGGGCCGCTCGGGCCGGTAGCACCCTGCGGGCCGATGGGGCCTGTGGGGCCGACGCCAAGCAAATTGGCAAGCTGTGATGTCGTGGCGCGTCGAGATACACCGGCCTGCACAACCTCAACCTGCTCCGATCCGCTTAGGGACGTAGCCGCAGGGAGGTTGGGGATTTGCTGATTAGCCATGTGGTGACTCCGACGACCCTTTTTGCCACAATTTCAGTTATGTATCAACTTGATCAGAACATGAAGAAGAAACTGCCTGCCGCATTGGCGGGCGCAAGAACACCAGAGGCGCTGGCTCCTTCCGCAAGAATTGATAGGTTGCGAGAAATAGTCATCGCCTATTGCTCCTGATCGGGCGCTAACATCCAGTTTTTTGTCGGCTCATCCCAAAGATACAATTTACCATCAGCAGGATAAGCCACCGGCGGCTCCCACAACCATGTCGTTTGATTTAGGGTCCATGACCCATACGGTTGCGGCGCGTAGAAAACATCGTTGGGGGCATCATAAATGTACCCAATGCCAGCGTAGTTGCCACGCAATGCCACACCGCCATCCGGTTGCCCATCTGAACCATAATGCAACCCGCCACGGGTGTTGTAACTGGTCTGTATCCATGTCCCCGGCGAACTATCAACAAATGTGTTGAAGAAGTCGGGCTCAGCGACAATGACTTGGACAACTTTGCCATCTAGAACTTTAGAAAAGTGGCTCATGCCGTATAGCTCCCTGATCCGGTAAATTTAATGATGGTGTTAGACCCTGATGTCGTAACTGTAGGGGAACCAGTTACCGTGCCAGTGTAATTGGCTGTTGGAATTGAAATAATTACAACGCCAGATCCACCAGTTCCGCCGGCCAAAGCATTTGTACCATCATTGCTTCCGCCGCCGCCACCACCACCAATATTTGCAGTGCCTGCTGTTCCAGCAGCCCCTCCATTTCCACCGGCACCGCCACCGCCCGCACCTCCAGAGCCGCCAGTATTAGCACCACTAGTAGGAGAGCCTCCGCCGCCGCCTGCATAAGTGACTGATGATCCTGTAATTGATGATGCTGTGCCAGCGCCGCCAGCGCCAGCGGTTGTTCCAGATTGCACCCCGCCAACGGCAGATGCGCCGCCACCACCACCACCGCCATACGGAGATGCTGATGCCCCTGTTCCACCCGCACTGCCCTGACCAGATGTTCCAGAGCCACCCGGTGAAGAGTTAGAAGGATAGCCTGAGCCACCACCTCCAGAACCACCGCTGCCGGGGGTTGAAGGTGCTCCACCAGAGGTATATGACCCGCCGCCGCCGCCCCCAGTTGGAGATGTTAATCCTGTAAATGTAGTGGTAGACCCACTTGTTCCAGAAGAGGCTCTGCTTGAAGATCCAGCGCCACCAGCACCAATAACAGCGGAATAAACTGTGCCGGGCGTAAAAGTTGTTGTTCCTGTTAGAAGGCCACCAGCACCGCCGCCGCCGCCAATCCATGTTCCACCACCTCCTCCTCCAGCAGTAATGAGATAAGATGCAGTGTATTGAGTAATTAGAGGAGTATTTGCAAAACCGGAATATGCAATCCACCCCTGCGTTGAATCAATGTAAACGATGGCAACACTTTCACGGGATATAGAAAAATTTGCGTTAGTTGCTATTCCATTTAATTTTCCACCATTGGGATTAACTGTACAAATATTTGTTCCAAACGTCCCCGCATAGTCCGTTATCTGAACAACCTCACCAGCAGATGGGCTGGCAGGAAGCGTAACTGTCACCGCTCCAGATGTTGTATTGACCGGATATGCGTTTCCAACAACTGCGGTAAAACTAGCTGTTTTTACAGTTTGCCACGTAAAACTAGCGCCTCCGGGAATTGTCACAGTAACAGCATTGGTCGCAGCCGTTGCAGTCACACCAGTTCCAACAAAATTGAAGCTTGTCACACTTGACGTAAGCAGTGAACCTTCGTCTGAAACAGATATATTTGTCCCTGTCCCAGCGGGGCCAGTGGGGCCAGTGGGACCAGCCACTGAAGACGCAGCGCCAGTTGGACCCGTTGGACCCGTCGGCCCCGCGACAGTGGAGGATGCTCCTGTAGGGCCAGTGGGGCCTGTGGGGCCGGCAACTGTTGAGGCAGAACCAGTAGGCCCCGTAGGCCCTGCAACCGTGGAAGCTGCGCCCGTGGCACCCGTGGCGCCCGTGGGGCCGGTAGGGCCTGTCGGGCCCGCAACCGTAGAGGCGGCCCCTGTGGCACCAGTAGGCCCGGTGGGGCCGGTGGGGCCAGCGACGGTTGAAGCTGCGCCGGTTGCGCCAGTTGGACCGCCGTTTCCTGTTGCACCCGTAGGCCCGGTTGGACCAGTAGGCCCCGCGACTGTAGAAGCGGCTCCCGTAGCGCCAGTTGGACCCGTAGGACCAGTCGGGCCAGCCACAGTGGATGCTGCTCCGGTGGCTCCAGTGGGGCCGGTGGGCCCAGTGGGGCCTGCGACTGTTGAATTCGCCCCTGTGGCTCCCGTGGGCCCTGTGGGGCCCGTTGGACCGGCGACGGTTGAAGCTGCGCCCGTGGCACCCGTGGGGCCGGTAGGCCCGGTAATTCCCTGTATCCCGGTGGGGCCGGTGGGGCCGGTGGCACCAAAACCCGTAGGCCCTGTAGGCCCGGTGGGGCCAGTTGGCCCCGTTGGTCCGGTGACGCCCTGCACTCCCGTAGGACCGGTGGGGCCAGAGTTACCCGTGGGGCCGGTTGGTCCCGTCGCGCCTACTGGCCCGATAGGCCCCGTAGCACCGCCACCCAGCAGATTGGCAAGCTGTAGCGTCGTAGCCCGCTTGGATACGCCAGCTTGCACCACCTCAATCTGTTCCGTGCCATTCAGCGAAGTGACAGCGCCAAGATTGGGGATTTGGATGTTACTAGAGTATGTGGGCATCAGAGAGGTCCAGTGCGCGGGATTTGATCGAACCCATAAGGCAAGCTTGGATCATTTATAACATATCCGCCGCTGGTGTACGCGCCAGCGAAACTGGAGTTCTGAAGGTCAAACTGCTGCGGGTTGATGACCGTGATCGTCCAACGCCCATTGGCATTGGTGACGCCAGCAACTTCCTGAATGATGACACGCTGGCCGGTGATGAACCCTGAAGTCAGGCTAACCGTGATCCGAATTACCCCAATGCCATTGTTCGTGACAGAGACAACATTTCTGAATGTCACGGCATTTGGGTCGGTGCCGGGCAGTTGGTTCTTGCCGCCCGGAGCTTCGCCAGTCTGCTGCGTGACACGAATGCCATCCGGCACAGTGCTATTGATAGTCGTCGCGCGAGAGGGGCCAGCCTGAACCGGGATACCAGTCACTTGGCTCGTTGTGTCATAACCAGACACCTGACGGCGGTCGATCTCGTCCCAAGCGTATGGCTCAACGCGCGGGTTCACAATCGGGACGGGATCGGCAGGCACGATAATGGCACGAAGTTGCTCTTGAGGCGTGTCATAGCACGTATTGCAGACCAAGATGCGTTTGTTGACAAGAGACGCGCCAGCCCAGTCATACTGCCAAGTAAGCTGGTTATGGTTGTACCAGATGGCGCAACGGTCGCAGACGGCAAAAGCTCGCGGGTTGCGGGCGTCTGTTCTGGCGCGTCCTGACCGTGATGCGTACCCCATCTATGTCCCCTTATCGGAAGTACCCGCTGATCATGGGGCTGATGTATTGCTGGGCAGTCTCAATGTTCTGATCCGCCGCGATCTGATACGACTCATCTGCCATCGGCTTAATGAGCGGGATAGCATTAGGATTCCATATCTGAGCAAGACGAAGGGCAAGTGCATACGCAAACGCTTCCAGCCAAAGGTAAGGGATTTCAACGGTTTGGCCGTTTTGAAGCGCCGAATCCTGAATTTGCCGAACACGATAGTATTTCAGCGTCGAAGGGCCATTGTCCACATTCGGCACGGGCCAAAGTGTCACGGACGGACCCGCTGAACCAGTCGAACGCGATGCGCTGATCAGCCTGTCAAACCAGTAGACCGTAGGAAAGCCCTGCTGTTCCTTATTGGGATAGCTGGCATATTCAGTGCGGCTTACCGGCAAGATGATGCGGTCGATGTTCTCGCCGGTCTGGTCATTTGTCACGTAAGCATCGAGAATTGCTACGGTATTTCCGTCCACCGGGTACGTCGATTGGCCCGTCACAAGCGTTGTCTCAACGAGATCAACCGCCCACAAGTTAACACCCTGATTAGACCAACGCGCCAAGAGCATGTTAGAAGCCATACGAGCGGCCTCCATATGCTCCTGAAGCACGGCGGTATTGCGGACACCAATCAGGTTGTAGGCATAGAGCGTAAGCTCGCCTAAACCGGGGTTGAACGCATAGGTGTTAGAGGTCGCCATTAGACAGGCCCAGCTTGGATGATCGTAGCCGTGACAGTACCGGCACTAGCGGTAATGTTGATCGAGATCGCCTTACACGGAATGGTAAACGCGCCACCAGTAGAGGCGCTGACACCGGAAAAGCCCGTAGCAACGTACCAAGTTGCACCCGCCGCCGTGTAGCCATCTGCCATCGGATCATCGAACGAGTATTCGATGTTAAAGGTAGCCGCGCCAGAGACGAGTTTTGCGCCAATCCCGATATTGAAGGGGGCCTGAAAGTCGTCAACGGCGCAGACATTGCTGCGGCTAACGCCAGACGCTGTGATTGTCGTGAGCTTCATGTCACTTCCTTTTCGTGCGAGCCGCAGCGGCATTATCAACCAAATTTGGATAGGGCCGTCCAGCAGCTCTAGCCATCGCCTTAGCAGATTGCTTCTGCTTGCGATCAAGATGCTTCTCTTTAGCATCTTTTGGCGCGTCTTTCTCCCAGAAAGGCTTGCTCATGTCAGCAATCCCACTTTCGAAGTGACTTGTTGATGCGGCTATCAGGGTCCGCAGCTTTGGCAGAACCAGTCATTTTCCGCTTCATGCCAGTCATCCTACTACAAAATGAATCTTTTCGCGACCCCCCTTCTGGCTGTGGACGCTTAATGTCATGGCCCTGCGCCCTCAAAGAGGCCCGGCCCTTCTCATTAAGCCCACCTTCAGGGTTCTTGCCCTCTTTGCGTGTCCAAGCACCAGACATAGCACTCTCCTATGAAAACGGGGGCATGAAGCCCCCGTCCGCAACCAGTAATCAGGGAGGATGATTACGACAGGCTGCCAGAAGTGTCACGACCGGGGGCATTCGTCCCCTTCGCGGCAGACGACAGCGGGTTCATGTTCGAACCAGTGCGGCCACCAGACTTGCGGGGGGCGCGACCCATGTCAGCCTTACCCTTTTCGCCCTTAACCTTACCGACAGCTTTACCGCCACGCTTCCGCTCTTCAGCTTCATCGTTGACGTTGGACTGATAGGTATAGCGCATGTTCTTCTTAGAAGAATCCTGAGCCATTTCGTTGACGCCCTTAGCAGGACCGCCATCCTTACGAGCAATGCGACCTTTCATGTGAACCTCCTATGGCTCTGATTAAGCGTTTTCAGCTTGGATGTAACGAACAACGATGTCACCGACGCCTGCACCAGCGTTGGTGGACAGGACATAGATGATCACATCGTTAGCGCCGACATTTGACCAGTTGGCGACACGAGTTGCGTCCGCTCCGGGGTTAGCCGAAACCTGACCCTGAGTCATAGCCACACTAGCAACCAGTTCAGTAGCGGTCGCACTAGTGCCAACGCTAACGGTGTTCGTTGCAGCCCAAGCAGTCGAGTTCAAGAACTGGATGTTCAAGATATGGCTGTAGGCCGGAATGCAGATGTCGGTTTTATACGCCGTAGCCGAGCCAGCCTGCGTGATAGCCGCAGTCTGTGCCATTGCAACGAAGCCCACATTCGAGACAGTACCCGGCGTAGTGCCAGTCGTGTCGATAACATCGCCAGCCTTCAGGGGGCCGGTAAAAGTGCTTGTTCCCATAGGAACCTCCTGCACGAGTCAACCATCTGTCTGTGCAGCGTCCGCTAGGCCGGTCAGATGGTTTAGGTGCCTAGAATGAAAGTCCAGATATTGGGCAGCCAGCCGGAGGATTTGAGGATCATCCTTTAGCTTTCCAATGCCTGTATTGCAATCAAAACACAACAAGCCCCGAATTGCACCACTTTTGTGGTTATGATCGACAGCTAATGTTTTTAGCCTTCCTTTACGCATCTGCGTTTCTGGCTGGTTACAGATAGCGCATTTGCCATGTTGGGCCTCAAACATTTTGTTGTATTTATCAAGCGAAAGATCAAAGCTATCGCGTAAAGCACGAGCTTTCTGCTGGTTTGGTGTCATTGCCCGATAAGCATTTTGATAAGCCCTGCGGCCCTCTCGTGTCTTATGGTCAAATTCACCAGCAAGACCATTAAAAAGAGTTAGATTTTTAAAACGACAATCTGATTTATCGCCGTTCTTGAACCGAACCCTTCGCTCCGGCCATTGCCCCGTCATATAAAACCAAGCCATTCGACATTCAGTAATCTCTTCCCCACTAAGCCGGATATAGCGATAGCCATTGCCTTTGCTATTTCCGCCAGCAGTGGTTCCAGATTTTACATTCTTTGCCGGGCTGATCTTCCACACAAACACCCCGGTAGCAGGATTGTAGTCCAAAGCATCCCGAACTTGCTGGTGTGTTAGACTTGGAACCTTAGCTTTGCCCTTCATTTTAATCTCCCGATGTTGGTTTTGAACCATACACCGGAAGATTAATTTTTGTCAATTGTAGCGTTCTAAGGACGAAAAACCCAACCAAATCAAGAGGTTGGGAAGCTTCCCCAGATACTCCTCCAATTGTAGTAGGCGAACGAATATCTCTCGTAACCCTTCACAAGCAGATTATCTGTAACAAAATCTACCTGCATATCGGTTTCAAACTTCACTCTCTCCATGTAGGAGAGCCCGTCGATGTTGGTCAGCAGGAACCAAGCATAGGGGGAGGTGAGGAAGTCGTTGACCAGATACGACTCAGGAAGACCACCAGCGGTCATCATGATCGCATTAACATCATTGTCCGCAGTACCCGGACGCAGTTCCGTCTTCGTCAGACGAATAGCGACGGGCTCAAGCTGCGCGGGGACAACAAGCTTGCGACCACGGGCGAACACTTTCAGACCGGCTTGGTCCTTAAAGTTCGTCCTGATCGAGATCATGCCGTTCAGCAGGGTGGACTCATTCAGATCGACCGGGGTCGTCGGAATGTTGGAAACCGTGCCGCCATCAATGGGATGGGAAGCGGAGCAAAGGGCCTGACCGTCACCACCAATCGACGCATTGTAGGTCGTGGCAGTGTTCAGGACGTTCGCGCCATAGATTTCCTTCGTCTGCTGGAAGGACTCAATAAGGCCAAGATTGCTGGGCGCAAACTGGGTCTTGTAGAGGTTGTCGTCGATGGCTTTGCGGGTGATGGCATAGCCAAGAGCAATCTCAGTATGCTCCTGATTGTACACATAACGCTCGCCAGCGCCGTTGTCGAAAGCGGTCTGACCGCCTTCAGTCTTCAACTGGGCAAGACCCAAGAAGCGCATTTCCGCAGTGCGCTCAAGCGCCATCTTGGAATCATGCTTCGTGAAAATCTTGTCGTACTGAGACGGGATCATCTCGTACTTGCCTTCAACCCCACGGAGGCCGGGGAGGAGAAGGTCTTTAATCGCTGAGAGATTGACAGCCATTGGTCCTTACTCCTTAGATGCCAGTGAGATTACGGGTCGTTACGTTATTGAACGACACGATAACCCGGTTGTAGGCACCCGCTTCCGTACCGGCAGAACCGGGCGGATCAACAACGAGACTTACAACACGGAAGGGAAGGGTAGCAGTCGCCGGGCCAAGACCCGTGACATACGCGCCAGAGAGACCGCTGGCAGTATTGCCAGTGCCGGTGTTGTAGCCAATGGTGCCACCAACAGCGGTCTGAGCCAGACCGGAACTGTCAGTCTGCACCAGCCACTTGGCATTCGGATCATTGACAATGTACGCCGTCACGACATTCGCAGAAGCGACATCGCTGCCCGGCCACCAGTTGGACCAGACGGTACGCTTCTGCGAAACAGAAAGGTACTGACAGCCGACAAAAATGCCAGCAATGCCTTCAGCGCCGGTTGTGCCATCGCCACGCTGGAGCGTGCCATCAGCCAGAGGCTCTACGGGATCACCGCTAAAGATGTTCGAAGCGTTATAGGCGACAATGCCTGTCACCTGCTCATAGGTAGGGGCAGAACCCGTACCAGAGTACTGACTAAAACCGAAAGGCGTATTGCTATTCGCCATGACGGTGCCTCCTTTTCAGGAAGTCCCATCACTCCGCGCCGGGGGAGTTAGGAGACCGGGGGGATTTTTACTTTCCGCGCCGGGGGAAAGAGGCCATCAAGACCGTGGCAACAAAATACCCACATAAATTAAAAATGTAAAGGGGCCGCCATGACAGCAGCCCCTAAATGTCAAAATGTCATGCCAATTAGTCGTTTGGCACTGCAATTGGCGAGTATCCCTTCTTGATATTCGCCTTAACGCGCGGGTCATTACGCTCAAACTGACCGTCAGGAGCCGCATTAAGCTGCTGTTCCTTAGCGCGCACCTGATCTTTGGCGCGTTGCTTGTCAATCGAGCGGGCTTCCTCAGAAATGACCGCAGGGCGCATCATCAATGCCATGCCCTTACGCTCAATAACGGGATGGTTGCCACGACCGGGCATTTCTTCAGGATGGGCGGCAGTCGGGACAGATTCCCAGCCCATACGCGCCAGTTGAACCTGATAAGCAGGGTCTTCCTGACCAAGCACGGTCTTGCGCTTCCACTCGTATTCCCAACCATCGGGAGCTTTGGGAGCCCGAAATTCATCAATTCCGGTGTCAATATCGCCCAAATGGCCGCGAATTTCAGCCGCACGGCGGGCGGCGGCAACTCGGGGGTCTTCTGCGCGCATTGTCGGCCTCATAGAAGGTCGATCATTGGCTACAACCCCTGCAATTTCAGCGGTTTCCATGATCGGCTCATCCGAATTGGGGAAATCGTTGGGTTTTGCCTGCGCCATAGGGCGGGGCGGGCGTCCACGGCGTCGTGCTGCGGTCTCAGTCATCATATTACTCCTTAATTCCGGTTACGTTCTTGCATCATCAGCTTGTAGTACTCCTGCGGAGTGACACCACTGATCTTTGCGGCTTCAACTTGCTCTGCGGTCAGTCGGATGGTCCCCGGACGGTTTGGGGTATCAACCGGCTGGCGCGAAACAGGCGCAGACGGAGGCGATTGCCGGTTTTTTGTCACTTTGGCAGCACCTGACATGGCATCATCACTCTCGTAGGAGGCAGGCTTGGAGGTAATGCCGACACGGCTCTCTATAAATCGGAAATACTGATCCGATTCAGGGATAATCCCAAGATCAACCGCATCGTCATGGGCGCGACCCATGATTCGCAGGCTGCGAGTGTCTGGCAGATGCTGCTTATTGGCGCGTAGCCACTCAGCAGACCGGGGTGTAACCTGTTGAATTACATCGTCAACGGTCATTTCCTTTGGCGCTTGCTGGATAGGCGGCGGCGTTGGAGCATTACGAAGATCATTATAGCCACGCTCAAGCTCAGACAACTTGCTGGCATTGCTGGCAAGCGTCCGATTGATCTCAGCCGCCTTATCGTAATCGCCAGTCTCCATGGCATTACGAAGATGGGCGGTCAAAATATCATCGTCGCGCTTGAGCGTTTCGATTGCGCCACCAACAAGATGCAAGCGGCTATCCTGCACCTCCATCGAAGCCTGACGGGCCTGTTCCGCAGACTGTCTGGCCTGAGATTCGGCTTCCTTCCGGGCTTCCCTTTCCTTCTCAAGCCGCTTCCTGAGATTTTTCAGGGCCTCTTCTGCATCATGAGACGGATTTTTGGCAGCCTCAACCGGGGCGGCTTCATTCACTATCTCAAGTACAGGCTCTTCCTTATCGGGTTCCGGTTTGACAGCGGTATCATCAAGCGGAAACTCAATCTGCTCTTCAACTTCACTCATATTATCCTCCTGTTACCATACACGGTCAGGTTGATCGACCCGACCCTTTACGTTGATGTCATCAATCATCCGGCACAGTTGGCCGTTGACAGTGATGCTCCAACCTTCAGAGGGGCGAAAGACAATCCAATCACCCTCATTAATCTCAACATCGCTAAACCACTCGCCAGTCGTGTCATGGAAAGCAGACGCGCCCATCTTCAGGACCAGACCAACTTTGGACTGATACTTGTCTTCTTCAGTCGTCTTGTCGGTCAAATACAGACCACTCTTGGTCTTCTGGGGGCGTACATACACTGCCACCAAAAGCTGATTGTTGAACACTTCAACTGATGAAATGTCACCGGCCTGCTTCCGCAAGAGTTCTGCCGGATCATTCTCGTGTTCCATGGTCATAAAAGGCATTCTAACCCCCTTCACGCTCTTTGCCATTCACAATGGCATCTGCCTCATCGCAAAGCTCCACAGCCATGCGAAGTCCTTCGATCCTACCTACTTGGTGACGGTAGGCCGAAAAGTCAAAACCTTCGATTTGATAAGAGGTTACGAGAGCTTCTTTAAGTCGCTCTATATTTTCCTCAAGAGCCTTCTTTAGCTCGTACTGATAGTACATCTGGTATGTTGTAGCTGCCATAACCGCCCCCTTAGCGGTCCCCTTTGGTATCCATGGGTGGGAGCATGAAGGGGGTCACGCTCCCACCCGGTCATTCGCAGTGGCGGTCAAAGCCAGCGCGAATTACTCAAGCTTTCTGAATGCCGCTCTTGTGCGCGGCAATCTCAGTCTTCTCCAACCGGCCAAGCCCAGACCCAGAACCAGCATCCATGTCCTTATAAGAACGGTAAGTGCGCCCACCAGCCTTACGCTCGCCGCGCTTGTGTTCAGCGATTTCCGTCTTTTCCAGACGGCCTTCACCGGAGCCAGCGCCAGCGTCCATGTCTTTGTAAGACTTGTAGGTACGGCCACCAGACTTACGCGCCATAGGCATACCGGGAGGACCAGCAGGACCAGCCGGGCCGGGCATCGGGATTGGCATTGGCATCGGAGCCGGTGCGGGAGCGCCAGCAGCCGGGGCAGGCATCGGGATCGGCATACCGCCCGGAGGCTGATCGCCACCCATGCCCGGAGGCGGGGTCGGGCCACCCATAGGATTAGCGCCACCCATGCCGGGCTGGGCCGCTCCAATCATAATGTTGATTTTGGTCTGGCCTTTGCCACGGGTCTTACCCCCGCGCGCGTGAGCATCGCGCCCACCCGGAACAACGCCGGGAACCTTACCGGGATAGCCGGGACCAGAGAAGACCTGACCGCCAGTAGCGCGACCGGTACGGCCACCCTTTTTCATTCCACCCATTGCATTTTGCTGGTCAGCAAGACTGGCATCTCTTGCGCCCATATTTGCAGCCGCCGCCTGAGCCGCAGCCCGATCATCAGAACCCATGCGACTTTGACGGCTCCCGTCATCCATTCCCATAGCCTGACCGCCAGTAGCCCGCTTGGTGCGGCCACCTTTTTTATACTGCGTATTGGGATACCCAGTCTGCTCAGAAATCGTGTCAGCTTGGCTTCTTGCAGCACCAGCTTCTTTGTTAGCCGTGTCCGCAAGACTTTGCTTATTTGCCCATTCAGCGCCACGAAGACCAGCAGTAGCATAGTTTGCGTTAGATGCTTTATCAGAAAGATCCTGCGCCTGACGCTGTGCGCGGGCGTTACGAGTAGCTTCAGAATACCGGCTTTCAGCTTTAGGCGATCCTAAGGTAAGACCACCTTCATCTTTGCCGGTGCGAGCCGCAGGTTTCACCATCTTCTTGATGAGCGCCTTATCCTGCTTTACATCGTCGTGAACTTTGCCACCCTTCTTGTAAGGGACGTTGGCAGTGCCGGGGACCATGCCAAAACGGCTGTCATTGGGGTCAACGCCCTGCGGCATGGTGCCGGTGCCACGGCCACCGCTGGGGGCCATAGCAGAGTTCATGCCACCGTCCATGTCGCCGCCCATCATAGGGCCGCCCATCATCTTCTTGGCTCGTCCACCAGACTTCAACGCGCCAATGTGCTTGACGCCAGCCCGCTCCTGATTAGCCGACTTCATGTCCTTATTTGCCATGGAGTCAGAGGTCATCGGCTTGTTGCCGGTGCGAACAGCCTTACCCATGTTGAACTTGGCAGCCTGACCCTGAACCTTACCGCCAAACTTGAACGCGCGGCGGCTGAGAGGACGGAGGCCAGTCTTGGCTTCCGTGTTCAGCGGCTCGGGCGGCGTCCAAGTAGACGAATCAACCTTCTGGTGCGGGTCGGCGGTCGTAAGGCTCTTGGCCTTCGCCTTCATGGCCGCGCGGGCCTCTTTTGCCATGTCAGACATGATAGCTCCTAATTAGGATTACGGGCGTCCCCGTTGGCGCTTGGCCTTTGATGACATTACCATAAGCGCACGATTTACAATAGAGCCTCCGCGCGCTCGTGGATACCTGACAATCAAATCTTCCCATGGCACATCCATTGTATGCCGTGGCAACACTTGCCTGCGTTCATCTGCTTTCATGTCCAATCTATTTTGAACATTTCTTGAATCGGCTTCGCCATGCGTTTTGAAGTATTCGCGGTATGATTGCATGTCTATATCTGCTGTGTTTTTGTATTGGCTAATGTCTTTATAGGTTTCCGTTAGCTCATTTATCTTTTCCCTCATTTTTATTCTTGTTGCAGAGTCTGGCGCGTTTGCGATAGCCTCTTCGTATTGTGCACGTTGCGCCAAAACATCATCCATTCTCTTTTGAATATCTGCAAGAATATCTTGTTTAATTGTTGATGGACTAGAGCCACGGGGGAAATTTTCATATCCCTGAACACCATGATTAACTTCGTGCATAAGAACGCTAAGTGCTTTTTCAGGCGTAGGTTGCCGAACTTCTAGTTCTGAATTTCTCATAAAGCCATATATAGGGTCTTCCCGATACCAACCATTTGGTTGTCCAAGCATAGGAGTTTTGGGGTCAATTGTTACTCTCATACGGGCAGCTTCTGGGTACGCAGCAAAAAACTCTGGATGATGCAAGTGGTCTCTAAGATGCCCCTCCATAGGTTCGCCGTGTTCAAAATACTTTTGAGTTTTAGGCGTTAGAGCGGCTTTTTCGTCAGATATTTCAAAAAATGGTTTACCATCTTTAGTCCAACCCCAACCGTGCTGTTTCCATATTGCATCTTCAGCAATACCAGCTTTTTTTGCCGCCTCCGCAGCGCGATAAGCCCCTAAATTAGCAGTGTCTGCATTGAGCCCAGCAAAAATGCGGGCGGTAGATGCGCCATCCGTTGGCATTTTAACCACTGAAGGCGCAGACATACCAAGCAAGTTGCTGCCAAGAGTGTTAGACCAATCTGCGGCTTCATCAGGATTGAATGTTTTTTCGCCATACAAAAGTTGTCCGGGATATTTCATAAATTCATAAGCTTTGCCCGGCATTTCTGTGATTGCCTGTGGCACATTTGCGATCCCCTGATACAGTTTCTCAGGATAATTTTCCATAAACTCTCTAGCGCGCGGCCCTACGTTTTTCTCAATAGCTTCTTCGGGGGGCGTCCATGCCTTCGCCAATGACGCAGGCGTAAGGCCGCCTCTATCATAATTTGCCCGGCGCATAGTTTTGGCAATGTGCAGGGCGTTGGCGATACGGCGCTTGGTCATGGCAACCTCTTACCGGTTCCTGATCATGTGGTGGATTATCTCAAGAGACTTGTGAAGCATAGCTTCTTTGCTGGGCTTCTGTTCAACAGCACCGCCACGCTTCTCAGTTTGAGGTTGCCCGTAGTTCGGGTTCTCTTCCTTCCAACGCTTGTCAGCACGGAAGAATGCAGCCGGGTCGTCTGGGTTCTTGTTGGACTCTGCAAATAATTGCTGGGAAGTCATGCCTTTCTGGTAGTCGGGGTCATAGAGTTTGCCAGCAGAACTGATCAGGTTTGACAGAAACCCACGGGACTCTGCGGGTGCAGCTTGTGCGGGGGCAGACGCGCCAGCGCGGGAGCCGCCCAAAACTGAAGCAGCGGTCGTTTTGGCACGTTGAGCAGGCATGTCATAGCCAGCCGTAATGCTGTCAGCATCGGCAGCCGGTATTTGCCTACGCTGCGCCGGGATCGCATCATAGCCCGCCGTGATACTATCGGCATCGGCAGCGGGTATCTGACGTTTTACGGGAGGCTCGCCAAAAAGCATCCGTTGAAAGTCTTCAGCACTTTGGGGTCTGTAGCCCTCTGGCATCCGGTCAACAGGCTCAGTCCTACGTTGAGCTTCTTGGCTGCCAGTAATTAATGCCGCAGTGCCAGCACCAATGCCGCCCATGGTCGCCATGTTGCCACTCCAGCCGGGCCTGTAGCTAGATGGAAGCATGGAGGTCTGGTCAGCAGCAACCCTCTCGGCAGCAACTCGCGCAGCGGCTTCATCAATAACAGCTTGCCTAAGTTGCGTTGCGCCAGCACCCTCACGCTCAAGAGCAACCCGTTTAGCAGTGGCATCAATAGCGGCCTTTTGCGCGGCAGCAATTGGGTCCATAGGGGCCGCTGGAGGGCGCGAAGGAAAAGATGCTTCTGCGCGTGTCATGGGGCTAAACGAGCCAGAACCAGACTGCGACAACGGGCCAAACTGGCGCGGTTGATATGCGTGACCGGTCAGCGGGTCAACCAACGTGCCAGAGGCAGAGCCGCTAGAGCCAAGCTGAAGCGGCTCTGGTGCAGGAGCAGGCGGTCGGGCTCTTACGCCGGGAACAGGCATGTCAAGAAACGGAGACCGGGGAGCGCCCGCAGAAGCCGGTGGCTCAAAAGGAACATTTGCCCCCCTGTCAGCCAAAGACAACTCGCGTTGAAATTGAGCAAAATCCTTTTCGGATTGTGTCATAGGCCTGCCAAAACCCTCTTCTTCTGCAATGGCAGCCTGACGCGCCCTAAAAGCAGCTTCAGCATCTTGAGCAGATTGCCGTGCCACCCCAGCCCGGTCAGCCTGCAATGGGCTTTCATCGCCAAGACGAGCCAACCGGCTTTGCGTTGTCACGTTGGGCAAAAATTCATTGCGGCCAGTTGGGGAATACATTGCATCAACTTCAGGACGCAAAGCCTCTGGTGGGCGGTTAGGCCCAATGCGCTGACCCTGCTCACCAACAAGACTATAGCGTGTCAACGGGTCTACGCGCGTCAATCGCGGCGCACCTTCTGCGCTTGTGCCACGGATTGCATCCCCGCTGGTTCCGCGACCCATAGGCGAAGACGGCATGGCACGCTGATCTAATACGGTGGGCTCCCTAACGCCAAGCTGCGGCGTTGCGCGCGGCTCCGCTGCCAAAATCTCACCTTCTATCCCGCGCGGGAGGCCAGTACCCGGACGAGACACGCCGCCCGGACGGCCAAGCGTTAGCAGTGCTAAATCAAGCGTCTGGCGAAGACCTTCATCTGAACTGGGGTCAATTTCACCGCGCTCAACCCGCTTAACAAAGTCCATGGCGCGTTGCATACCGTGCGCACCAATAAACATTGCCGCCTGACCAAGCGGAACGCCGCTCGGCGATGTCATGTCAAACATGCCAGCAGCAGGGTCGCCTATGCGGCGAAGCGAAGACGGGGAAAATTTGTCTTCAGGAAATTCGCGCGCACCAGCCATCAGAGTTCTCCGGTTTGTGTGCCGTCCAGCGTCGGCTCGTTGGTCTCAAGACGGTCGATCATACCCTGATCGAGAACATTCCCAACAACCCCCATACCCTGCGGGTTACGGATCAGTTCCTCTGCCAACTTGACCGCAGACAGGCGCTCACGGCTTTCCCTGTCACGCTTCCGGTTGATGGCGTCAATCATCGCATCTTGTTGTTTTTGCTGAAGTTCTTCCTGACGAAGCTGCAACTCAGCCATTTTGGCGGGATCTTGGAAGTTCTGATCCATGCCAAGTTTCATCCGTTCAAGCTCAAGTTTGGCTTGTGATTCGTTGGCGCGGGTCTGGCTGTCCATCATACGAGCCTGAGCAATTGTCTTCTCGTTCTCAGCTTCAGCCATCATCTTCAGCAATTCTGGCGGCGGCTTGCCCTGCGCGGACGCAGGCACCATAAACTGAGACGGGTTCGACCAGCCAAGAGCCTGAAGCGCAGCCGTATCGACCGCAATTGGGTCATACAGTGTGGGGTTGGAAGAAACCAATTGCTTCAACGCCAAGACTTTCATAAGCCTCTGCGATTGGCTGGCGGTATTGGGGTCAGCCTGCGGGACAAAGAAGTAGCTGTCTAGCGCGTCCAAGAATGTCTTCTCGTCCCACGGATAGGCAGGCTTGCGGCGCTTTTGCCAGAAGCTTTCGGGATTTTCCCTAAAGCACTGTACCAAAAGCTCAAATTCCTCTGACTGGGCGGAATGAAGGCGCTTGTGAACGGAGTTCAGCACCTTCTGGGACTGCTCGATCATCGCCAGAGTGGTTCCCACTGGCGCGTCGGGCTTGCCTTCCGTGACCATCACCTCAGATGTGCCACCAACACGCATACCAGTCTCAGCCATCTGCGTGACCAAGTTCATCAACGCGCCAGAAGGTTCTTTGTAAGGCAACGGCATGATCGCTTGAGAGATCGGCATACCATTGGTCTTTACCAGCGCGCCGCCACCGGGAGGAATGCGGAAAATGTTGGTGTTCTGCCGGGCTCCGGTGTCTGCCATGAGGAAGCCGGGGAAGTTGTTGTACATGCCAGCGTCCAGAAGCTCTCTCCAAGCTGCTGTAATGGCATTTGTCGTGTTGCCAAGAATGTGGAGCAGTCCAATGTCATAGAAACCCAGCCCCGGCACAAACGTGTACTTCACGAACCGCTTCTTGGAGGACGGAAGCTCCTGATCGTCCTCATCGTAGTTGCGAACAATTGACAAAATCTGTCTGGAAGACTCGTCAATGGTCACAATGTACGGAATTTCCAGACCAGACTGCTTGCCTTTGTGCTTATGCTCAAAGCCGGTCAGGTCCAGATCGCAATAGACTTCGTAAATGAGCCTGTCGCGGTCGTCCGGGTTGTAGCTGTCCATGGAAATGCCCTGCTGGGCGTTCTTTTCGCGCTGGAAGCTGTCAGGATCGGCAGCTTTAGGCGTAGACAAGCTAACATCGCGGTAAACGCCCAAAATCTGAAGGCGCTTAACGGTATTGGGGCTCATATAGCTGCGGTGCGTGATCCGCTTGGCATTTGACAGGTCTGTGGCAGCATTATTGACAATCAAATCGTCCGCATCGACAGTTTCTGACACGGGACGATTTCGTAACGGACAAAAATAGACCTTCTTGAAGCTCGTGCCACCAAAGCCAAGCATCAGAAGCATACGATCCGTGTCAGGATAATACTCGGTGGCTGTGGCGGTCAGATAATGATTGAGATCATTCTCAAGAGCATTGGCAAGCTGGTCATTTTGCAGCGTGGCGTTGTTGTTGTCGTTGCGAACTTTGACCGGGCCATCGGTGGGAAGCAGTTCAGACCGGGCATTGGCCTGAAAACGCAGCACGGCTTCCAGCAAAAGGGGGTGTCGGACTTTTGACATGCCCTCAATGGGGGCTCCATCGCCGGAACCCTGCAAGCCGGGTATCTCAACCTTCAGTCCAAGAAGCTTGATGCCCTGTGCGCGGTCTTCAATCCAGTCTTTCCGGCTCTCAAGATCGTCGCGAATGCCACGAAGCAGTTCTTCAGCGATGCTGCCAAGATTGCTTTCGGCTACATCTTCTACAAGATTGCGAAACCAATCGGTTTCGTCGCGCTCTTTGGCATTATCGCCAATGGGCTTGCCATCCAAAGAGATTGTCAGCGACCCGTCTGGGTGTTCAATCTCCAGAATGTTCCCTTTTTCGTCTATCTTGTTGTTATCATTGCCTTCAATGATCTCAACCATGACATCATCGACACTCAGCGGCTCCTGTTCAGGGGCTGGTTGGCGCACATTCAAACCAAGACCGGGAACCATAGGCATTTGAGCTATTCCTTTGAAAGATCGAGCTTTTCCATTTCGGTGACAAAGCGTCGAATGCCTTCTTGGGCTGCCACTGTATCGGATTTTGCCAAGATTTCATAGACGCGAACGTAATCAAAGGGCGTTTGGCCCCAAACTTCAACTTTGAAGTTACCGATGGTGAACGGAGTTGGCTCCTTAATGGCGTCAACAACTGCGCTTGCTAGAATGCGAGACATGATTTCCCCTCTTTACGAGCCAAAACAATAGCTTAACTGCGTCAGGATGGATAGAGCGGTGACAAATTTCCGCGCCCTTCAAAGGAACGGGCATCCTGAACCTCAGACCGCCACTCATCCGACCGCAAAATTGACCCGGTGTCGCGCAGATGGCGCATTGCCATGCTCACGGTATCTACCAAATCGTCGTGTTTGCCTTTGGGGAACTGGCCGACTTGAGTGATTACCATCTCTGACCACTGTTTAAGTGGCGCGTAGACCAAGCCTTCCGCAAAAAGATGCTGAACGGAGTAGAGACGGGCCACCTTATCCTGCGACTTGGGGTCAAACATGGTCACGCCAAACTTCTCGTACCCGTACATCCGCCGAATTTCCTGAGCAACAGAGTGTCCTGCGGCTTTATTTTCAATCAGAAGCTGGTCAACCTTTAGGTCTCGGCATGTTTGTGCCACTTTTGACACGAGATCGTGCAGTTCATAGCGGCCCTGCCACGCATACATCAGCATGACCTTTGGTGACTCTTCCGTGTAGGACCGGGAGTAATTGACCAGACCGCCGCCGCGAAGGCCAGCTTGGTTTGGTGCCATGGCATTGACATCCTTAGAGAAAATTCCCCAGACGGTCATGGCTGACGGATCGTTTTCGGTCTTTGTGGTGTAGGCGGTATCCAGCGTGGCAATGATAAAATCCATATCGGGATACTTCTCGGCCTCCCACGGTTGCCACCATTCGCGTTTGATAATGCCACCGCCTTTGGGTGAGGGGCGTTGTTGAAGCTGACCGGCTGCTGACCACGGGCCAAGCTGCTTTTCCAGAATGGTAACTTCGCGGTCGCCAAACCGTTCCGGCCAAAGCAGGGTGTCTTCCCGCTTTTCTAGTTCTATCTCGGCTTCTGGGCTGGCGGGCATACGCTCGCCGTCATCGGCTACCACAACGAGAGAGGTGCCGTCCTCCAGCAACCCTCTGGGGTCTTCCCATCCCAGAGACGTAACGGAGTGTCTGCGCCATTCGTATTTCATGGGCAAGCAAAGGTGCGTCCACTCGCCAATGTCTTTTGACAGGATGTGGCCGGTCAGGTCTTCCTCACTAAGCCTCTGCTGAATAACGACAAACGCGCCAGTCTTGGGGTCGTTAAGGCGGGTTGAGAGCGCAGAGTCCCACCAGTCAATCGTTGTGGCGATGGTAGCTTCTGAGAATGCCTCTTGGGCTGCATTCGGGTCATCGACAACAATAATAGACCCGCCCTCACCCGTAAGAGCGGACCCGACTGAGGTTGAGAGCCGTGACCCGTTCTGATCATTGTCAAATCTCGTTTTGGTGTTTTGGTCAGATGTCAGGGCAAACCGGTCGCCCCACATGCTTTGATACCATGGGCTTTCAATTAGGCGGCGGCACTTCA